GACTCCAACTTCAAGACAGTTAGTAACTTATGCAGATACTGGTGGGTTACCTACTACAGGTAGTGGAATGGGAATTTTTAATACTACAGATTTAACTCAACAATCATTTCAGATGAATAACTGGCAGGATATAAGTCAATATTATGCTGAACCAGTAAATCAAAGATTAGGATAAATTATGGCAGAAATATATAATCAAGAAGCAATAGATGCATTAGTAAATGCAGGTAAACCTATACCCGGACAATCATTAACAAATGACCCAGACCAAAGATATCCTTGGGAAAGTCCACCAGAGTATACAGATTACAAACAAGCTTTAAATTTTATAGCTGACCAACTATTAGATAAAGAAGTATATGTTCCTATGATGAAAGGTATAGGAGCAGGAGTTCCTATAACAGATATAACATTACAAATGTTACAAGCTGGTTTTGAACAAGGTAAGTGGAATCCTGATTTATTAATGATGTTAATTGAACCTACTGTTTATACACTAATGGCTTTAGCAGAAAAAGCAAATATTCAATATCGTATAAACGGAGATGAAGAGGAAGACATGGATGAGGATGATGAAAAAGAAATTCAAATGATGAGGCAAAAAAACTTACAAGAATTAGCAAATACAAAAGTTTCAGGAGAATCTAAAGTTCCTTCAGGAGTTGTTCCTAGAGAAATATTACAACAAATAGATAACATGGAAATGCCTCAAAGTTTATTAAGTAGGGAAGAACCACGACAAGAAGAAGAAAGTTTATTAGCTAGAGGAGAAAGGTAATGTCTACATTTTATGATGATGGTGGAGTAGGGTTTGCACAAGAGCAATTTGACAACGCTAGAAAAAGAAGAGATAAAGAAGCTAAAAAACAAGACAAATTTAGTCGAAGATTATTATTAGCTGATTTAGCTGGTAAAGGTTTTAATATCTTTTTAAATAATAAAGCAGATGCATTAGAACAAGAAGAGCTATTTAAAAATTCTAATTTGTTTAGTGAAGTAGAAGCATCTACTAATTTTTTAAATTTTTATAACACTCAAAAAAGTGAAGGAAAAACAGATAGACAAATATTTAGAGATTATGTTAATGATGACTTTGCAAGATTTATAGACCCTAATAATGAAGGTTATGTATTAGATGCTAGAGATAGTTTAGTAAATGATTATGTAACTGATGAAACTAACTTTAATAATTTTACAGGAATGGTTAACCATCATAAAAAAATAGCTTCAATAGACCCTGAACAATTAACAGAGTTTATTAAGTCAGGAGTTAAAGCTCCAAGAAATTTAGCAGAACTAATAGGTAATAAAATTAAAAAGATTACTATGTCACATACTGATGAAACTTTACAAGCTAAAGATTCTCAAGTTAAAACTGAAGTAATAGATAGACTTGCTAAGTTAGGATTTAATTTTGGAGATTCTGCAAACACATATAAAGGTGGTATGAGTCTTATAGAACAAGAAATAAAAAATAATCCAGAAAAATACAGACCTTATATACGAACAGAGTTTAAAGACCTTCAAATGTTAGAAATAGATAATCAACTTGTACCTCATATAATTATAAAAAAAGATTACAAAGATGGTACATTTACTACTGAAGCACTTCCTGTAATGGCAGCAGCACAACCTATTCCAACAAAAGAGCTTACTCCAGAAGAATTAACTTTTAATCAAGATTTAATTTCTGGAATAACTACAGATATGGATTACATGGAAGCAATAGAACCGGGATTTAGAAATTATTTTAATAAACAATTTCAAGGAGTTAATAGAGAAACCCCAGAGTTTTTAGTTCAAAATTATAAAGATGTAAATGCTATAGTAGCTGGTCAAAAATATATATTAAAAAATTATAAAAATTTAATTTCAGACCCTATAACAGCAATGGAATATTCTATAGCTAGTATGTATATGAATAGACAAAGAGGTATAAATGCATCTAGACCTTCTTTATATGATATAGAAATGATAGCACTAGAAAAAAATGTAAATGCAGAATATGATGATGTTGCTGGTAAAATAGAAATGTACCTTAATGATTTTGAAAAGAATTATGGTGATGTTGAAAGAGATATACTTATTAATAGTATGTTAAAAGAATTACCAAAAATGTTTACAGAAGAAGCTGATAGAGATAGAGCTAATGAAGTTCTTTCTAGAAAAGGATATCAAACTTTAGATGATATAGAAACTATACTTAACGAAGAAGAAAATAAAGATATTACATCAAATACTATCAGTCCTTTTTTTCAATATAATACACAATTTAAAGATAATCCATTAGGTTAGTATGGCTATAAAATCAAGAAGGTCTTTAGGGATATCCAGTAGACTGGGTATGAACTATACTTTAGATGACCTAGAAAACAACGAACAATTCCAAGAAATATCAGAAAGATTCCTAACATCTATAGGAGAACAGTCTGATGATGTTTTTGAGTATTTTAGAGATGCTGATTTTAATCTTTTAAAAGGATTAAAAAGAATGCATGATACTGGTAATTTTACTGAACAACAAAAACAAGACTATGCTTATCTTCGTAGCACTTTTGATGGTGCAGATATGGGAAGTATGAAACAATATCTTGGACTTATTAAAGATGCTGGAATAGATATGATTTCTGACCCAACTCTTTTAGGTGCTGTTCTTTTTACTCCAGTAAGTGGAGGTACTTCATTAGCAACTAGATTAGCATCAGGTAAAGCAGCACAACAAGCTTTAAAAGGAATTGCTAAAATAAACACAGCACCTAGTAAAATTACACCTGCTAAAGCTACTGGATTAGCAGCTCTTGAAGCTGGTACTTGGACTGGTACAGATAATTATTTTAGACAAAATGCAGAAATAAATACAAAGATGAGAAAAGCTTTTTCTGCTCCAGAGTTAGCAGGTACAACAGCGACAGGTTTATTAGCAGGTGGTGTCTTTGGAGGTCTTGCAAATAAAAATCAATTTTTTAAAGATAGAATGGAAAGACTTTATACAAATGATATGTATAGAAAAGAAGCAGGTAGTGATTTAGTATTTAATGCTAGAAGACTTAAAGATAGAATTTTAGCTAACAGTATAGCTAGTCCTGCTTGGATATTAAAAGGCTTTGCAGAGTTTTCTCCAAACGCTAGATTGCTTGGTCAAAAAATGACATCTGAATTTAATAAAGATTTAACTAAAAGGTCTAAACAAAGATTAGGATATTCTTATGCAGAAGATATACAATTTAGAAGAGGTAATTATAAAGAAGCTTATGAAGATGCTATAAGACCTTTATACTCAACCGGTAGAATGTCTGTAGAACAAGGAGAACAAGTAGTAACTCTTTTAAGAGGTGGCAAAGTTCCTAATGCTTCTAAAGAAGTAGTACAAGTTTCTAAGAATTTAAGAAAATTTTATGATGGTATCAGAGATGATGCTATAAAAGCAGGTATGAATGTTCAAGAGATTACAGACTATTTTCCTCGTAGTTGGAATAGACAAGCAATAGAAGATAATCCAGAAAAATTTAAAAAGATGTTGACAAGACTTAGAACAGGTAAAGACGGAAATAAATTTAGAATTGTTGACAAAGATAAAGTAGATGATGTTGTTGAAGGTATGCTTAATAAACAGGATGAACTATATAGTTCTCATTCTAATTTATTAACTCAAGCTCGTAAGTTTGAAAATTTAGATGATAATTTATTTAAAGAATTTTTAACAAATGATTTACACATGGTTACTACAGATTATTTTATGAATGCTGCTAGAACTATAGAACACAAAATACATTTTTTACAAAAAGGTTCTGATGTTAGAGTTATGGGTAAAACAGATTCAGATAATTTAATAATGTTTAAAATGGATAATGTAGCACAATTTGAAAAAAGATTTATTGACCCTATAAAAAAAGACTTAAAAAAGTTTGGTAGAAAATTAACTCCTAGAGATAAAGAACAAATTATAGAAACTTACAAATCTATTACAGGTCAAGTAGATTATTTTAGAGGACAAGAGTTTCAAGCTTTATATGACGGAACTAAACTAGCTAATGCTATGGCTTATTTACCTTTAGCTACTGTTTCTTCATTATCAGAAGCATTTATAGCACTAGGTAAAGCTCCTACATCTTCTGCAGTTAAAGGTATGCAAGATGCTATAGAAAATGCAGGACACATATTTCAAAGAGATATGGGTCAAATACTAAAAGAAAAACATAAATTAACTGACAATGAGATAGTTCAAGAAATGAATAGAGTTTTCTTAGCTGTAGATGAAGCTGTTGCAGATTTAACAAATCGTTTAGATGGTGAAGGACTACAAAATGAATTTTTAAAAAGAGGAGCTAGAGGTTTTTACAGACTTAACATGCTTATACCTTGGACGAAAACAGTACAGTTAGCTGCGTTTTCTACAGGTAAAGATATGATAATGGAAAACTTAAGAAGAATTTCAACCAATACAAATGCTTTTGGTAAAACTTTAAGTAAAAATTCTAAAGAAAGACTTGAAGGAGAGTTACTAGACTTAGGTGTAAACATAGATGAAGGATTAAAATTTATTAAAAAGTATGGTGATAATATAAATGAAACTGCTAGGCAAACAAACTTTTATAGAAATGATATAACAAGAGGAGCAGGAAGATTTACTAACGGTGTAATATTACAAACAGGTAGAGAGTTTGCTAATGTTCCTAGATTTATGACAAATCCTAGAGTTGATATATTTACACAATTTTTAAGATATCCTACAGTATTTGGTAATACAGTACTAAGAAATTTTGCTAGAAACACTATAACAGATACAGCAGTTAATGCTCCAAAACTAGCTGCATTTATTGCTATATCTACTAATGTTGCTAAAGCTACTAACTATTGGAGAGCTAGTGAAGAAGAAAGAGCTAGAATAGATAGAGGAGAAGATAAAATTTATGATGAAATAAAAGCTGCTCAGCGTGTTGGTTTACTAGGTCCACCAGAATATTTATTTAGAGCAGGTGAAGGTATGGCTTATGGACAAAGTCCTATAACTTCTGCTATTGGAACAGGAGGTCCTATTCTTGGTGATGCTATAGGAATGTTAATGTATGACAGAGGACTTGTAGAAACATTAGCTCGTAAAGCTCCTTTGACAGGAACTAAAAATATTTTTGATAGATATCTTGGAGATATTATGGAAGAGTATACAGGTGTTAGAGAACCTTATACTCCTTTACAAGAAGCTGCTAAACCTATAAAAATACCTAGAGGTGGAGTAAGAAAAGCTGCTGGAGAATTTTTTCCAAAAGAAACTAAAAGTAAAAAAGAAAAAGAAAGAGGTATTAAAAAAAGAAAGCCTTTAAATATTGGTGGTAAAGTTAGTTCATTTGTAGCTAGAAAATTAAATACAAGTAAACTCGGAGATAATTTAAAACCTATCTTTTATAAAAAAGTTGATGACATGGAAGGTGGTCCTAGTGATTATAATATAGATGGAGAAATTACACCAGAGTTTGATAAAGAATTACAAAAAGTAATACAGTTTTTTTACACGGATAAATTTAATAATGTTTCTCCAATACTTAAAGATTTAATAAAAGATGCTCCAAAAGAAATGACAGGAATTGAATTAATTAAATTTTTAAAAAAAGAAGCAACAAGAGGTAAAGGTACACAAGTTACAAAAGATGCAATGGATTATTTAGACATAGAACAATATATAATGAATGCTCCCTTTGAAGAAAAAGTTAAATCTTTTGCTAAAGGTGGTTTAGTAGAGGGAGAAGATAATGTTCCTAATACTAAAGAAGACCCTGCAGATAGAGTAGACCCTAATACAGGAATACCATATTCTGAACAAATGACTAGACTTGGTTTTCAAGAAGGTGGGGATGTAACTACAAAAACTTCTAATTCAAATAGAGATTATATCTATAATAGATTTACTAATGAGTTTGGATATAGACCAGAAGCTGTAATAGGAATGTTAGGTAATTTTTCTGTAGAATCAGGAGATACTTTTAGACATGATATTATTCAAGGAGAACTTGAAGGTAATCCTTTAGTTTATACAGAAGAAGATATAAAAAAAGGTGTGATAAATAAAGCTACTAAAAAATTAAAAACATTAGAAGATATAGGTAAACCTAAAAAAGGATATGGTATAGCACAGTTTGATTTTATGAGTGATTATTATTTTGATTATTTAAGTCATAATAATAAACAAGATACTTTAGATAGTCATATTGAATATATAAATGATGTAATACAAGGCACAGATACTTATGCTAATTTTGATGGTAAAATGTTAGGTAGTGATGATAGAAAAAAACTTATTGAAAGTTTTGAAAAAGGTAATATAGAGGAAACAACTAAAGTTTTTATGGAAGTATTTGAAAAACCCAGTATTCCTCATTTAGATAGGCGAATAAATGCATCTAAAAAAATTGCTGAAGAGTTAGGTAGATTAATAATAAATTAATATGGGTTTTCCTTTTGAAATAATAACTATGTTAGCATCAACTGTGCTTGGTGGAGTTATGAGTGTGTGGTCTGAAAGTCGTAAGGCTAAAGCAGAAAATGAAAAACTTCTTATAACTCGTGGTGAGTTTGATGTAAAAGCTAGAAAACAATCACTTGACCATGGTTTAAAAGATAAAGGTTTTGCGTGGACTAGAAGAATTATAGCATTGACTTCTGTATTTGCTATTGTTCTTTTACCAAAACTTGTAGCAGTTTATTATCCTGCTGTTGATGTTACTGTTGGTTTTACTAATTGGAGACCGGGCTTTTTATTCTTTTTACCAGAAAGAGAAGTATTTGAATGGGTAACATTTCAGGGCTTGGTAATTACACAATTAGACACCAACTTAGTATCAGCTATTATAGGCATGTACTTTGGTGGTAGTTTAGCAAAAGGAAGATAATGAAATATTTACTATTGTTATTATGTTCTATGTCTTTACAAGCAGAATGGAAAGACTGGACAGAAACAGAACAAGATTTGTTTAAAGATTTTATAGCTTTAAATTTAATTGATGTACACATAACTTATAAAACTATACAAAATTTTCCTAATGTAGTAGAAGTAAATCCATTTTTAGGAACTGAACCATCATTAGAAAGATTATTTTTACATAAAGCAGTAGCTACAGGAACTCTTTATTATCTTTTAGATAAAGATACTAGCACAAGAAGAAAAAGAGATTTAAAAATACTTAATGGTGTATATATGGGTGTTGTATTGCACAATGGACATGTAGGTTTTGAGTTAAGGAAAAAATTTTAATGGACACTAGAGATTTTATGACCATACTAGAGACTGTAGGGATTCCTGCAGCCTTTGCAGTTGGTGCTGGTTGGATGGTTTGGAAACTATTTAATCATTTAATAGCAGATGTACATAAAAAATTAGATACGCAACATAAAATGATAGTTGCTTTAATAGACAGAGTAAGACAAATAGACAACGACATAATAAGAATAGATACCATGGTAAGAACAGCCATGGGAGTTCCTGTAGATGTTGACAAATTAGCAAGAGCAGATGGAAAAAAAGACCAAAGGAAAGATTAATGAAATATTATCAACAACCACTTTTAAACTTTAAAAATAAAAACTCTACAATAGAAGAGCAAGAACTTTGGAACAAACAAGAACTAAAACCTTGGGCTGAAAAACAATTAAGTATAGTTGGAATTATGTCTTTTGTGCAATTATTTATGATAGGACTTATGTTTTTATCTTTTTTAGGAATTAATAATTTGTTTGCAGATGAGATGGTTCATCAATTTAAGAATCCTAGCTTTAGTGGTATTGGTACATCAGCACATTATCTTACTATAGAAAATCAAGAGTTTAATCGTAAGATGTCTATTAAAGAGGAAATAAAAGCTTTACAAGAACAGATTAAAAGAGACAAAGAAAATACAACACTTGCAAGATTTATAAGAAATTTAGAGTCTAGAATATATGCACAGCTATCAAGACAATTAGTAGAAAACTTGTTTGGAGAAACTCCTAGTGATAGTGGCACACTAACTTTAGAGGGTAACACTATAGATTATAGTGTTGAAGATGGAATAATAACATTAAAAATTACAGATAGCGATGGGAATGAAACAATTATCAGTTTGCCTATTGGCAGTTTTACTTTCTAGTTGTGCAGTCTTAAATAAAAATACAGACTTAGTTTTAACAAGAGATACACAACCTGCTAATATTTTAGATTTGCAATCAGTTAAATTAGCTGAATTACCTCCTGCAAAAAAGAAGCCAGTAATAGCAGTATATAGAGATAGCTTTCAAGATTTAACAGGGCAAAGAAAAAGTAATAGTAGCTTTGCTTTATTTAGTACAGCAGTTACCCAAGCTCCCGAAGCATTGCTTATCAGAGCTTTAAAACATGCTGCTAATGGTAATTTTTTTAGAGTTGTTGAAAGAGTAGGTTTAGATAACCTTACTAAAGAACGACAACTAATCCGGTCAACCAGAGAGAACTTTGAAGAAGACCAGAAACTACAACCTTTATTATTTGCTGGTCTTATAATACAAGGTGGAGTTATTAGTTATGACACAAATATTCAATCTGGTGGTATTGGTGCTAGATACTTAGGAATAGGTAATAGTAAACAATACCGAGAAGATGTAGTAACTATATCATTGCGATTAGTTTCTGTATCTACAGGTGAAATATTAATGGAATCTGCAGTTTCAAAAAATATTTTATCGACAAGTATTTCTCAGGACATCTTTCGTTTTATCGAGCAAGGCACGGAACTTGTAGAGATAGAGGGAGGTGTCGCTGAGAATGAGGTGGGTTCTATAGCTTTGCAAAAGGCAATAGAAACTGGAGTATTTAACTTAATAGAAATAGGAATAGAAAGAGGGTATTGGGAATATGAAAAACTTAAAATTACTAAGCCTTGTGATGCTGATGAGTGCATCAATATACGGGGCTGATAATGAAATATATATTGACCAATCAGGTGCTACTGCTAATATAGATTTAGAACAACTTGGTTCTGGAAATATTATGGGTGGATTAAATTCTGTTGCTGGAACTTTAACTGCTTTAGATTTAGATGGATTAAATTTAACATTAGATATTAATCAAATCGGAGATAGTAACAAGTTTCTTGGTGATATTACAGGTGATTCTGTAACAGGATTTTTTGAATTTGATGGAGATAGTAATACATTTACTATCCAAGCAGACCCAACTAATACTTATGGAATTGATAGTTCTAACTTTAATGTAGATACTACAGGTAGCAGTAATACTTTTACATTAGATGTAGGTACAAGTGCTATGGCTAGTAATACAGATTTAGATTGGATTATTAATGGTAGTAGTAACACACTTGATTTTGATATTAACTATGATGGTGGTACTTCTTATGTTGATATAGATGGGGATAGTAACGAAGTTACTTTTACAGGTAGTGGTTATGCTGGTGGTTATTTTTATTTAGACCAAACCGGTAATTCTAGAACTTTCAATATACAACAACTAAGTACATTAGATAATGATTGGCTCAAGATACTTTCTACTGGCAACTCTGGTACTGTCTGTGTTATCCAAAACGATGGTGGCACAACAGTCGGATGCTAGTATAGGAAGCGTAACAGAACTTAAAGGTACAGGCAGAATTGTAAGGGATATACCTTATGATGCTGCCTTATCTTTTGGTATAGAAAGTTATGACAATGTTGAAACTTCTAATGGTAGAATAGGAATAACATTTCTTAATGATACTAGAGTTAGACTAACCGAACATTCACAATTAGTTATAGATGAGTTTATCTATGACCCTAATCCTTCAAAGTCTAAAATGGCTTTGCAATTTGCTAGTGGTACTGCAAGGTTTATTACTGGTAAATTAAATAATATAAACAAAGAGAACATTGCTATCTCGACTCCGAGTGCAAATGTTTCTATTCGTGGTACAGACTTTACAATTACAGTCAATGAGATTGGAGAGTCTTTAATTATATTATTACCCAAAGATGATGGTACTCCTAGTGGAGAGATATTAGTAGCAACAGCTATAGGAGAAGTATTGCTTAACAAACCCTATCAAGCTACTACAGTTTCTATGTTTGAAACAGAACCTACTAAACCAGTTATATTAGATATTACTTTAGAGTTAATA